GTCTAATAAGATAAAAGTTATTAGATAAAATGTTAAAGAATAGGTGTATAATATACAAGGTGTAAATTATTAGGTTAAAAGCTTATAAATGCTTAAATTCCAATATGACACAAAGGAATAATAAAATACGATTGTCATAAAATAAACATAACAAAAAAAGAAAGTAGGTTCTAATGAATAGAATAGACAAACCTAGTGCAATAGCATATATCTTAGACAAGTTCTTAGAAAAATGTGAAATCTTAGCTAGTGTTGGACAAAGTCTAAAGAAAGATGAAATAGACAAAGAAGTTAAAAGAATAAAAGCTTTAGACGGTGCGGAACTTAGAAGTGAATTAGAAGAAAGTTCTAAAAAGAAGTTCACTTTAAAAGGTAGTCGAAAAGAAAAGAACATAGCTAAGTGTAAGGATAAAAAGACGGTTGCTTCTTATAATAAATTAGAAGTAGATATGTCCAAGCTTAAGAACTTCAAAGCCAATGGAATAGAATATACTTTTGGCGTCTATTGTAAGCAAGTTGTCAAGAAAAAAAAGAAAGCTAAGAAAGATGATAAGAAGTAGTTAGTCACTACTTATTAGAAAGAAAGCCCTTATTTATTAAGGGCTTTTTTTTTACCTAAAATTAATTCTATTAGATAAATTATAACTAACCTACCAATTCAAACCAATTAGACTTTTTCCAACCAATTAGACAATTTCCAATCTAGGAGGTGGGGATGCCCTTTTTCGCGATAAAGACCGACACACATTGTAATCCAATTTTTGTAGTTCAATACTATCTGATCGGTTTGCCTATAATATAATACTACAGGTCAAATATAAATATAGCGATTAAACGCTGAATTTGGTGGTTTTACGGGGTTTTTATGATTTCTTGGTAGGTAGGGTAGGAGATGTGTAATTTCTTACTTTTTTTCAACCTTTTCTTTTTTTCTATAATCTGGCACTACAGTACGAGATTCAACCCAATTTTTAAATATTTTGGTATAATTTTTTGCATATCGAGTAAAATTAGTAACTCTGCTTCTATCGCCTTTGCCATTCATACAATTTCCTTTCTTTCTTTCACTATTACGTTAGTAATAGTTTTCTTTCTTTTATATATATATATTATATATATATTATATTTAGCTCCCACGTACTAACAATATAAGCCTTAAGTAGCAGTTTGTCAAGTTTTATTTTAAATTATTTTTTTACTTGTTTTATATTTTTATGTTTTGTAAGTTCTAATATGAAAAAGAGTAGTAAAACAGATGCTAGACGATATTGTGCTAATTGGCATGCGGGGAAATGTCTTGGTGCAATGATGTATCGTAAAGACGGCGAACTACGATTTGCAATGGATTCAAAGAAGGTGGGAAAAGATTGTGTCGTAGATGAAGGTTGTGACTACTTTGATAATGTAGTAATCCCTGGAATGGAGAACAATGGGCGATAAAAAGAAGATACCTCCAAAACAAATTAAGTTCTTGGAGCGAATGATAGATGATGTTAAGCGGAAGGATAGACCAATAAAAGCGCAAGTGATACCAGAAACGGTACCAGCTTGGGGTTCATTTAAAAAAGAAAAAGGAGAATAAATGCGTAAATTAGATATTGGCGGACATAAATACTCGGTTAAGTTTATGGACGGCGAAAAAGCAGGTGAAGATAACAAATACTTATTTGGAATGAATAATCCTCGTACATGCGAGATATTCTTAGATGAGAAGCTTGTTACATCAAGAAGGAATGAAACTTTCTTACATGAGGTAATTCATGTAATTCTCGTAAATACTGGTTGCGACCACGATGAAGGGCTTATAGAAAGTCTTGCTAATGGTTTTCATCAATTAGGAGTAGGAGAGTATCTGTGGAAAAAAGTAGAGAAGTAATCAATAATATTGAAATGAGCTATCCTGTGATGATGGATAGGTTTAAAAAAATTATTGATGAGCAATATGAATTGTTCTGTCGTAAGCAATATGACTATGGTAGTCAGAATATTACACTTGGCGGCGATCTTGATAAAGATGAAGATAGAATGCTTGCGTTAGAAGCTTTGGTAATCAGAATGAATGATAAAGTAAATCGATTAAAAAATATAGTATTAAAGCATAAAGGTAGTAATGCTGTAGACGGTGAGACCTATATGGATGCTTTTAAGGATTTATCGATATATGGAGTGATTGCACAACTTGTTGCGGAGAAAGTGTGGGGAAAATGAGAATAATATTCCTTTACATCGAATCTTTATTTTTAAGATTAGCTCTGAAAATAAATTGGCTTATTGGAAATAACAGGAGAAAGTAAATATGAAGTGGAGTAAAGCTGAAGTTGATATTCTAAGTCAGTACACTAGGACAATGAAGAGTGTACGTGATATATGTTATGAGTTAGATAATGCTGGATTTATGCGTACATATAAATCTGTTACTCGAAAAATAGAATCTATGGGATGGACAAGACCTACGGATTTATCCGATCTTACAGTTCTTCCAAAGATATTGTTATTTGATATAGAAACTACACCAATGCCTGTCTGGGTTTGGGATTTTGGTAAGCAGTATGTTCCGCCTACCAATTTAGTTAGGGATGAAAATGGCAAACAAAGAGTATGGTATGTATTGTCTTGGGCTGCTAAGTGGCTTTACGACGATAATGTTATATCCGATATAGTAACACCGCAAGAAGCTTTAGAAAGAGATGACTCAAGAGTTATTGAATCTATATGGAAACTTCTTGATGAAGCTGATATAGTAATAGCACATAATGGTGATAGGTTTGATATAAGAAAACTTAACGCTAGGTTCATACTTAACAATATGTCTCCACCATCTCCATACAAATCAATAGACACTTTGAAGATAGCAAGGAAGGAATTCGCGTTTAGTTCGAATAAACAAGATTTTCTTACAAAAACGTTTGGCTTGTCTGAAAAGCTAAAAACTGATTTTCAATTGTGGGTTGATTGTATGGATGGCGATAAGGATGCTTTAGCTAATATGCTTAAGTACAATGAAAGAGATGTAATTGGATTAGAGCAAGTATATCTTAAATTAAGACCATATATCAAAAATCATCCAAATCTAGGAGTATTGATGGGAGGTGATTGTTGTCCTACTTGTGGAAGTGGAAACTTGAAAGCTTCTAATGCTACGTACTTTACAAGTTCGAATGAATTCCCTGTTTATAGGTGTGGAGGATGCAGTTCTCCATTCATAAGAAGCAAAACTCGTATTAGTGCTGATAGTACAGAATTAAGAAGTGTTGCGCGTTAGGGCTTGACAAGGGTGTATTTAAGGGTTATATTATAGTATATGCTGGTTCGCAAAATAAAAAATGTTGAACACAGGGTATATAGCAACGAGGAGGAGTTTCGCCAATACTGTCCTGATGAAAACTTAACTCGCAATTGGAGGGACGGCACTGAAGGTAGCTGGGTAATGGCTGACGACGGTCAAATCTGTCAAGTTCTACGGCGGGGTGAGCTTAAGAATAGTCAGTCTACGGGCGTGTGTAACAATTACATTAGGACAGCTATTGGCACTTTTATCTGTAAGGATAAAATAAAGATGGCTGGTGAGCTTAGAAAGAATATGTACTCTTTTGGTTCTGATGAACTTTCTTTGTATCAACAAAAGATACATAGAAAAAAGCCTACTAGAAGAGAATTCCTTTTTGCTAAATACGTAGCGCAGGGCGATGGAATAGCTGAAGCGTTTATGAAGGCATATCCAACCAATAACGAAAAATACGCAGATTATCAAGGTAAGGTATTATTAAGTACTGAAAGGATCAAGAATTTGATTAGAGAAGAAGTAGATAAGGTCTTGCATGAGGCTGAGATTACACCGCTTTATTTACTTGAAAGAATGAAAGCAGTCGTTGATAATAGAGATTCTCAAGATAAAGATAAGATACAGGCGATTAAAACATTAATGCAAATTAGTGGTATGATGGATACGGAGAAGAGAACTGAATCTGTTACATTGTTTCAAGGATTTACAAAGGATCAATTAAATGCTATCCAAGGCGGAGATTCGAAAAAGCTCATTGAGGCTTCGAGAGAAGTCGAAAAGTAAACATTGTATAGTATGTGGATTCCCTATGAGGAAGTATGCATCTATATGGTATAACGTAAACGAAAATTATTTTTCGGTAGAATGTTCTGAATGCTATTCGTCTTACGATGAAGAGTTTGAGATAAAGACACCGGGATTAATGTTTAATTATGGAGAAGCGTAATGAAAGAAGTAAAATTTGATCTTGTATTAGAAGTACACGATCAATTAGATAAAGAAGAATTAGCTGATATGTTAAAAAAATATCTTATTAATAACAGCGTTGTTAGTTCAATAGTGCAAAAGGTTATTGGAGAAAAAGATGCTCCAGAACATTTTAGCATATCTTCTATTAAAATATCGGACAAAAAGGTTCCGAGCAAAAGTAAAGCTAAGAAGAAAGCAAAGACGAAAAAATGAAACTAGCTGTATATGGAACTCTTCGCAATGGTGATAAGAATACTGGTAGAATAGAAAATACATCATTAGTATATCCTGGGCATCAAAGATTCCCAGCTATGATACAGGACTATAAGGGAAAAGGAACTGTAGTTGAGGTTCATGATGTTACAAGCGAAGATTTAGCTCAATACGATTTATATGAAGGTGTTAGTGTTGGTTTGTATGATAGGGTTAAGGTTGATGTAGAGTTAGATTCTGGAGAGAAAGAAAGAACCTGGGCTTATGTCGCCGGTTCAAAACTTCTTGATCTTGTAGATATATTTGAAGAAATCCCAAATGGAGATTGGTACGATAGAAAAGTTCAACATAATTCCAAATGATTTAAATGAAAAAGAGCGGGTACTTAATATGGTATCCAAAGATTTAGTAGCTTTTGGTCAACTCTTTTTGCCAGAGGATTTTATGAAATCTAAGCCAGCTCCTTTTCACTATGAAGTAGGAGGTCTGTTTTTAGATGATACTATAAGAAGACTTTGTTTAGTTCTCCCACGTGGGCATACTAAGTCTACTATGGCTAAGGCTGCCCTTTTACATAAGATATGTTTCAATCCTCAAGGTAAGAACGAATTTGCTGCTTGGGTATCAGAGGAACAGGGTCAGGCTGTAGATCATCTTAAGTATATAAAGAGTCATATAGAATTCAATCCTGCATTAAATTATTACTTTGGCGATATGGCTGGTACTAAATGGACTGAAAAAGAAATCACTACTTCTAAGGGCGATAGGATTATAGCCAAGGGTACAAGTCAAAGACTTCGCGGTAGGTCAGAACTTGGACTTAGATATACTAAGATTATACTTGATGACTTTGAATCTGAATTAAATACAAAGACACCAGAAAGACGTAAAGAAATTAAAGAATGGCTTATGTCTACAGTGTATCCTGCTCTTGAGGAATCTAAAGGCAATCAGGGAGCTATATGGTTAATTGGTACTATTGTTCATTATGACTCTGCGTTACAGGGAATATATGATGGATATTTAGAAGCTAAAGAAAACGGGGAAGAGTATACTTGGGAAATGGTATTTCATAGAGTTATAGAAAACGATATTCCATTATGGCCTTCCTATTTTCCAAAAGAAAAGATAGCTAGAATAAGAAAAGATTATGAGTATGTAGGGCAACTGCATAAGTTTGCACAAGAGTATATGAATGATGCTCGTGATCTTGAAACTGCAAAATTTAAAATAGATAAAATAAATTATTATGATGGTCAATTTAAAGCAAGAAACAATCAAGCTTATATACTTACAAAAGCTGATGCAATTCCGGTCAACGTATATATGGGTGTTGATTTGGCTTATGAGTCTTCCGCCCAACATGATTACCAGGTTATTATTGTTGCTGGCATTGATAGTGATAAAAATATCTATGTAATAGATATTTTCCATGAGCATATTCCTTTGTATGATATGCCAAGAAAGATATTTCAATTTGCTAGGGAATATCAACCAATGAGAAGAGCTAATGTGGAACACGTGGGTGCGCAAGGTATTATTCGTGATGCTGTAAATGAGCTTTCTGGGAAAGATAGAAAGATGGCTCCTGGGATAGCAAGAGGTGTAAGACCGCCAACTGGAATTAAGAAGGAAGATAGGCTTGAATCTTTACTTTGCCCTATAGTTAATAGAGGTAAGTTATTTATTAAAAAGCAACATAGCGATTTAGTCGATGAAATGTTTCATTTTCCAAAGGGAAAGAACGATGACTTGCTTGACGGTTTATGGTACTCGGTAATAAATGCAAGATCGCCAGTTAGTATGAAGTTTGATGCTGACACTTTTGAGGAAACAATTGAAGAAAAGAAAGAGTTCTTGGGTAGAAAAATACTTAGAAGTTGGGTTACTGGACAAAGAATATAAAAAAAATTAAAAAAACACTTGACAAGTGGTACATTAAGCCTTATATTATATTTAAGGCAAATTGTATATAACTAGGAGATCTTAAAATAGCTAGCGAAAATAATAACGTCGAACAAGACGAAGCTCAAAACAATTTAGACCTTTGGAGAAGATGGCGCGACGCACGTATAGACTGGGAAGTTGAAGCCAGAGATGCTATCGATTTTGTCCTTGGGAATCATTATACTCAAGATGAATCTGATACATTAAGTGCGGTAGGGCAAGGTGACTTTATTATAGATAGAGTTTATGCAGCAGTTGATAAACTTAAGTCACTTTTAACATCTAAGAATCCAAAGTTCTCTGCAATCGCAAGAGAAGATTCTGATAATAAGATAGCTCAAGTATGGAAGACTATACTTGAATATTGTTGGGATATATCTGATGGAGACACAGAATTCAAGCAAGCTGTACACGATTATTCGATAGCAGGGCTTGGATATTTTTATGCTTATATAGACCCAGAAGCTGACTTTGGTCGCGGGGAAGTTAAGTTTACACATGTAAATCCATTTAGAGTATATGTTGACCCAGCTTCTAGAAGCAGATACTTTACAGATGCATCTGCGATACTGCTTTCTACAATACTTACTAGAAGTCAAGTAATCAATCTGTATCCAAAAATAGAAGAAGTAATTGATGATATAGATACAATGAACAATGAAGATGATTATCCATCTTCTACATTAAAGAACTCCTCACAATCGTTTACACCAGATGTAGTAAAAGATAAAGATAGCGCTGGCTATGAAAAATATAGAATAATTGAAAAATTTGAAAAAGTAAAAATTCCGTTCTACAGATTATTTAATAAGCAAACTGGCGAAGAGAAGATTGTTTCTTTAGAAGAGTATCAATCTATAACGCAGGATAGTGGTCATTTATTGGAATCGGGACTGGTTGAAGCTGTAGAAATAATGCAAACACGCATCAGAGTGGTTGCTACAATGGGCCAATATCTCTTATATGAACAATTGCTTAATACTGATATATATCCTATAGTACCAGTCCCAAATATTTGGACTAATACTCCATATCCAAAATCAGATGTAATGAAAGTAAAAGACTCTCAACGTCTTTTAAATAAATTATTTTCATTAACACTAAGTCATGCTCAAGCATCAGCTGGTCTTAAGTTGCTTGTTCCAGAGGGAAGCGTTGATGATGTCTCACAGTTGGAAAAAGATTGGGCTAATCCTAATGCTGTTTTAGAATATAATCCAGAATTTGGTGAGCCACATTTTCCAGCTCCACAACCATTAGCATCTGAATTTTATCATTTAATAGATAGAGTAGAACATTATATAGATTTAAATTTTGGTATTCCAGAGTTGATGCAAGGATTTCGCGATAAAGCTCCAGATACCGTTCGCGGTACGGCTATGCTTTCCGAAATGGGCGAAAGTCGAGGAAGGTCTAAGCTTAAGGATATAGAAGCGAGTTTAAATCAACTTGGAAGATGTATATATAATCTTGCAAAAGGTCATTATACATTCCAGAAAACATTTAGAATCGTGCAACCTAATAACGATCTTACTGAATTTTCAGTAAACAACAGGTTGTATGACGATAAGACCAACGAGCTAACTGCAATAGATAATGATATTTCTATAGGGCAGCATGACGTTCGTATAATATCAGGTTCAACATTACCGTCTAACAAGGTAGCAGAATATGAAATGTATCTTGAGGCTTATAAGTTAAACTTGGTAGATGATGTCGAGGTCTTGAAGAAAACCGAGATCTTTGACAAAGAAGGCGTACTTACACGCAAAGGTATGATGGCGCAAATGCAGTCGTACATCCAACAACTTGAAGGGCAAGTGAAGGAACTCAAAGGTGACTTACAGACAGCAGACCGTGAAGCGGTGCATGCTAAGAAACAAGTTATTACTGAGAAATTCAAGAGTGATCTAAACGAGGTTGTTTCTGAGGCTAAGTTCAAAGAAAGAACTAAGATTAATCAATTGGAAGGTGTGATTGATAAAGCGCAAGTTCGTGCTGAAGCTGCGTTGAAAGTAGATAAGGCGAATAAAGGGAGTTCCTCTAAGAAGGGGAGCGCACAATCAAAACGATAATCATAGGTTAAGCTTCTTCGGGATATCGCACGGTATTGTCCGAATATAGGAAGAAATCTAAAGGAGGTTATATGGAAGAACAAGTGCAAGAAAGTGTAGTAGAAGCACCAGAGGCAGGTGCTGCTGTTAATACAAGAGAGGGTTTAGATGTTTCTATGCCTGATGTTGAATTGGCTTCAGATGTGCCAAATGTGCAAGATGCTGTAGTAAATGAGGCTAATAAAAGAGCACCTAATTTAATTACTAAAGAAGGTGATGAAAGCCAGATAGACTACGGTACTGACTGGGAAAATGAAACTCGTAAATTTCAGTCTATGTATGATAAACAGAAATCTGATTACGAGAGTCTTAAATCCCAATATGAAGAGCTTGCTCCGATGCAAGACTTACGAAAGGTTCTTGATGAAAGACCTGATGTAGTTGAGTTGATGAGAAATAAGCTTGAGGGAAGACCAGTTCAAGAAACTATACAACAACAAGATGATACCGATACTGTCGATGAATCATCTTTTGACCCGTGGGAGGCCTATTACAAGCCTGAGTCTCCTTCGTACAAAATGAGAATGACTCAGGAAAAGGCTTTGGTAGATGAGGCTGTTGGACAACATATGTCTCAACTTCAAGGTCAAGTTGCGTTGCAAAATTTGCGCAATGAATTGTCTAGCAACTACAATATGCAAGACGAGAAGGATGTAAATGAATTTATTGAATTTGCAACTACACCAAGAGATCAATTACCAATGGATTTGTTAATTGACGTGTATCGTAAATATTATAATAAAGGCGCGGATAATACTTCTCCGAATATGGAAGCTGTAAAGGCAACTCAAAGCATCCCTAAGACTGCTGGGATTCTTCAAGGTGGCGAACCACCTCAAAAGAATGAACAGGATTCTGCATGGGATAGAATTTTGCAAGCAGGGCAAGCAGGGAGAATTCCCTAATAACTATAATCAAAATAGGAGGTAACACAAATGGCTGTTACAAGTGGAGTAAAATCCAGTTATGATATCACAGCTGCTGCTACCAGTGCTGGCGTAGGAACCGCTCCTGACCGCCGGAGATTATACGATTTTTCAGATCGAGTTGCCGAATTGGCACCAGAGGAATCGCCGTTTTTTGTATATCTTTCAAAAGTTGCAAAAGTACCAACGGACGATCCTGTATTTCGATTCTTAGAAAATCGCTCCAAAATTGATTGGACTACTCGTAGTTTTAAAACAGCTGCTGCTGTAAATGGAGGTTCTGCTGTTAGCGCAGGAAGTACCTATTCATTTACGGTTGATGCAGATGCTGCTACGGGTGGAACAACTTCAGGTGGGGCTTCAGTAGATTTCCTTGTAAAAGGAATGGTTTTTGCAGTTAATACTGTAAGTGGCGCAAGTGGATATTCACAAACTCTAGTAAGAGTTGATTCTTCCCCTCAAGATCAGGGTACATCAACTACTTTTCAGGGTAAAATAATCAACATTTCTAATACAACTACTGCTGGCGATAGCGCTATTAGTGGCGAAGATGTTCTTAGCAATAATGATAATTGCCAAGTAATTGGTACATCATTTGCGGAAGGCTCTGGTTCACCAGATGCATGGTCAAGCGAAATA